ACGGTTTATTTAGAACGAGGTTACAATCACAAGGAGCACCCTGTGGTTCTAAAACAGCATTCATATATTTCAAAGGAGATTTTTTATGATTTACGTAGGAATTGATGTTGCAAAAGATAAGCATGACTGCTTTATCACTAACTTTGATGGAGAAGTGTTATTTAAAGCATTTACCATTGCTAACAACCTGGATGGTTTCAATGATCTTTATCAAAAGATTGTATCCGTTACGGAAGATATAACCAAAGTAAAAGTAGGACTGGAAGCCACCGGACACTATAGTTACAATCTCTTGGGATATCTCATTGATAAAAGTTTGCCCACCTATGTTATCAATCCGTTACATACTAATCTGTACAGAAAAAGTCTAAGCCTTAGACAGACGAAAACGGATAAAGTAGATGCCCGCACGATTGCTTCTATGCTAATGTCTGACGTGAACTTAAAGTCCTACTCAGACATATCTTATCACAACGAAGAACTAAAGTCATTAACCCGTTACCGTTTTGATAAAGTAAAAGAACGTGCTAAGTTAAAGTCTTCCGTTTCAAGACTTGTCTGTATCTTATTTCCTGAATTAGAAAAGTTAGTTCCAACACTTCATATGGCATCAGTTTACGCAATGCTTTCTGAATTTCCCGGTGCTAAACAAGTAGCAGACGCTCATCTTACCAGACTTACCAATCTGCTTTCTGAATCATCAAAGGGGCGATATGGTAAAGAAACAGCTATTGCTTTTAGAAATGCTGCAAGAACCTCAATAGGTTCAAATATGCCAGCAAAATCATTAGAATTAAAGCATACCATCAAGCTGATCCGGGAACTCACATCTGATATTGATGAAATTGAACATGAAATCAAACTCATTATGGATGAAATCAATTCTCCGATTCTTAGCATCCCCGGAATCAATTACCGTATGGGAGCTATGATCATTGCCGAAATCGGCGATTTCAACCGTTTTGATTCTCCTGATAAAATCTTGGCTTATGCCGGATTATCTCCTTCTACATACCAGTCAGGACAACTTGATGGCGCATACTCCCACATGGAAAAGCGTGGTTCCAGATATCTACGATATGCCTTATACAACGCAGCCAAATATGTCTGTCACTGGGATCCAACATTCGCTGAATATCTGGCAAAGAAACGAGCCGAAGGCAAACATTACAATGTTGCCATATCTCATGCCGTCAAAAAGTTGGTTCGAGTTATTTACCATCTCGAGAAAACCAACCAGCAATACATCAAAGCTGCTTAAGTTTTTCTAATTCAATACTCCTTTTTTTGAGCACCAGCAACGATGCTCTTTTTGTCATGCAGTTTTCAAGGTTCAAAGAACTCTAACTGAGTTCAAGATATATCTAAAATACATTTCTGTACTTTATTCAAAAAAGTTCATTTTTAGACTTGACTTTTAATAGTTAGTCTTTCTTTATGCTGCTAATGATTTAATGCAGTCTGGTACGCTGTTAACAATGAACTGCATCTGTCTCTTAATAACCTCTCCAGGTTTAACATCCAGAATATTTGTATCTCCGTCAAGAATACATTCATCCAGTAAGAATTTGCTTTCCCCACCTTCCAGTGGTTCTGTTGCACCACCTTGGAGAGAAAAAATAGGAAATTTCCCACTTTTGATTGCATCCAAGATTGGAACAATTGTAAGATCGTCTCTTACTACAGCTTCCGTGAATGATGCTGTAAATTTAACACTGTCCGGAACTCCATACGTCTGGACATCTCCAGCCGGATGAAAATCTACATTAGAAACATTCATCCCGATAGAAAACTCTTCCACGGATGCAAACCAGATGGAAACTCCATCAAGTGTGATAAAAAGCTTTCCGTCTTTTCCTGTCATCAGTTTTCTAGTATCAAAACCTTTTCCACTCATTTATATAACACCTCCTACTGTGCGATATACTGGAACTGATATGTTAAGTAGATCTTTTCCATGCTGTCAACGTCATCAATGCGGATAATAAAGTATGCATAATCCGCTGCATGTGGATTTTCTGTATCCTCATAAAATTCGTAAGTATCTAAGATCTTTCCTTCTCTGTTCATTTCAGCCAGTACTTTTTTAGCTTCCTGAATTACATTATCAACGCCTGCTGCATTGTTGCTGATCTTACCGATCAATGGTTCTAATGTACGATTGATACGGTCAAAAGCTTCATAACGGACAGCTGTACGTTTGATCTTCTTCCATCCTTCGTCATCGTCCTCATCCAGAACTGTATATGTGTTCACTCCTGAATCAAACCAGACCTGTCCTTCCTGTCCTTCTGACAAAAGAAGCAATCCAGATTTGATCGCATCGACATATTGTTCATTCGTCAGCTGTTCAATGCATGACTCCGCATCTGGAATCTCTGTATGTACAATTGATGTACTTGAATCTTTGCATCCAATCACACCTGCCTGAACTGCTGCCGCAAGGTATCCTTCCACCCTATCTCCGGCAGTATTATAATATCCGCTACCGCAGTAAATAAAATATGGTGCATTATAGGATTTTGCATTCGTTTTTCTTGTAGCAAGTGACTTTCCTGCCGCTTCTCCAAGTACGCAAACACCCAATGCACCGTTTGAATGGATTCTTTCCATGTATGTCTTCGCTAATGCTTTAACATCTTCTTCGACTGTATCAAGCACCAGTACATTCCAAGCATAAGTTTCGAATGCATTAAACGCATTGCTGTAATCTTCTGTTGTGACTGCCGGTGCTGATCCACCAGCCAAAGCCTGCTGTGCAACCGTCTGCATGATCCCGGATGCTCCAGAAACAAGTTCTGCGGATAAATACTTGCTGTCTTTCATTGCTTCCACCAGATTTGCAGCCTCATTTACATCCGCACCAGCAATAAAGCTTACTTTCTCAACAAGTGTTGCCCCATTGTAAACGGAACACTCTTTTGTCGTTTCATCTCCTAATTTCTGTTTTACAGTTACGGAGAATTTCAAAGCGGTTGGATATTTTGTCTTTAATGTAACTGCATTTGTGGCTGTGGTTGTCTGTAAGGACAGGCTTCCTTCTTTACCACCAGTTCCAAGACGGTAAAGATATACCGTGTTAGCACCTGCATCAAACAGTTTTACCGCTGCATCGATCGTTCCACTCTCCATATAAAGTGAAAGAAGATCACTCTTTGATGTGATCTTCTGAATCTCTCCAACTGGACCAAAATCTGCATGAACCGGAATACAGAAAACTCCGTTCATTGCGGATGCTACACCATTATTTGTGATCTGCTCATGTCTGCGATAAACTCCAGCTCTTTCCTTTTTCTCGCCTTTTAAAAATAATCCGGACAAGTTCTTATACCTCCTTCTTCTTAAATGTATCTACAAGTTTCTTTGCTGTGCTCTGCGTTGCTTCTTTAACACCTGCCCTTGCAAATGCTGTTCGGATAATATCTTGTGATACTCCTAACACCTGTGGATTTTCTGCATATTCATCCACAGTATAAGTAACTTCTGGCACTGTTTTTGTTTCGTCTTTCTTTTCTGCCATTGTTTCCTCCTAACTTATCGTAATTGTCTTTAATTCATCGACTGTTTCAACATCTCGTAGCTTTCCGTACTGACCTCTTACCGTTACCTGTCCATCTTTTAATGGATCAAGTTTCGTGCTGTATGCCAGCTGATTTACAAAAAACGGCGATCCATCATTCATAACGAACCGCTCTCTTTCCTGTAAATCTTGCAGCAAGTTCATAACAAACTGATCAGCATTTACATCCGATCCGGAGATCACATGTACCTTGATGTTGTTTGTAAACCATGTACAAGCATATGTCGATGGGAACGTTCCTGGCTGCATAGAATCCAGTCTAGTATAAACAACCACTTCTTCATCATCCGGCTTCCAGATTTCGTCAAGTTCCGTGTTATTGATCACTGTCACGTTCCAGTTCTCATCAATGTGCTTTGCCAAAGAACCGACTGCATCCAGCGGAAGGTATGAATGTTTTGGAAAAGCATATGCATCGAATGTCAACACTGATCCACATACTTCTACATCCATTTGCCCTTCGATTGCTTCCTGAAATGATTCTGACTTTCTCCATACAAGAGAAATCGTTGTATCTTCATCGGTCAAGAAAACTCCTTCAAACGCTTTTTTCAGGATCTTCTTCGCTTCAAGCAAGTTCTTATATCCTTGATTATTAAACAGATACGCTATTGCAATCTCCATCGTTCCAGAAACCTTACGCTCTGAATCATCTTTCAGATTCAGCCCATAGATGATACGCCCATACTGCGAACCATCCCACCTTGAATCAGAATCATCAGGTGCCTGATCCAAAAATATTGCTGGTCCATTTTTGAACGTAGCCAATCCGTTAATATTCAGTCTTTTTAAGTACTTGAAAATTATTTCTTTCATAGAGTTACCTCAAAATCTGAACCGAAGATCTTTACAATCTCCGGCTCTGCTTTCTTCTTAATTGGATCAATAAATGGTCGTTTTGCCATCTTTTTTGTGCCACCTTCCAGCCATTCAGCGTGTTTTGAATTACTTTTTATCCGGCTTGTAACTTGATCTCCTTCAATCAGAGTTTGATCATCCCAGTCCTGACGTAACTTTCCAGACTGTGGTGCTGGTGTTTCTCCCGGTGCGGATGATCTATTCGGAAGCCGTTTGTATTTCTTTCCAGAACCGCCTTTCGACAATACTTCGATCTCAATATTTCTAAGGGTGTTTGTTGCCATTGCACCCTTTCGCATCATCTCTCTTTTGATACTTTCATCAAGATTCTTTGCACATGCTTGAAATTCAGCTTCTACGCCCATCTGTATCACTTCTTTCTAATACATAATAGATGGAAAACTGCCCTGTTCCAGCTGGATCTTTTGTACCCTTCACGATAAACTTACGATCATGGCACGGATCATCGCCAAGCAGTAACACATCGTTCTTACTTAGCTTAACCACTGGATGGTAAGACACAATCGTATGACTGATCGGAGTCTGGTTTTGTTTCCAGATTTCCATTGTCTTCATATCTGCTTCGGCTAGTACACCGTCTATGATCGCATCAGGGGCTTCTTTTTCATCCCCCTTTACAACCATGCCATCGTCCATGACTTCTGTATCCTGCCAGTAAACACGGAAAGACTGCATATATTGATATGGTCTACCGATTGATGTCATTTTCAAAAGCGTCCACCTCCAGGATGATTCATCATGCCAACGTAAAAATACTCTCGTTTTTCATTCTCATACGGCTTGATTCCAACACTGAAAGATGCAATTTCTTTTTTTAGATCATCATAAAGCTGTTTCCAGAAATTCATTCGATTACCAAAATTAAAAGAGACAGGACCAACACTGTTGTCTACGTCCTGTCCGTATTTGAACATCATATGTTCTAGCAATTTCAGTTTTGCCATCTTAAAATTGTCTGGATACTGCTCTAATACAGCTGTGATCTCTTCATCGGAAAGTGCAGCTGACATTTCATCCTTTGATACATCAGTATCCGCCAATTCGAACCGCATCTTCATAACATCATTTGTATTGATCTCATCTGGAAAATAGTTATACGTCATTCTCCTCGCCACCTTCCGGCTGTTCTGCTGGTTCTTCGGTTTCTTCTACTGCTTCTGATTCCTGATTAATATCAGCATCATTGGAAAGATCAGCAAGTCTTGTTTCAACTGCTGCCTTGATTCCTTTTCTCGAATCAATCTCATGTAACAGCTGTAAAACCGGTGCATCTTCCTCTGTCATGGTCGCAATCTCAATTTTTGCCTCTTCCATTGTTTTCTGAATTGTGGCAAAGAACTGTAATAACTGCTGTGCGTTCACTGCAAGCTCGTGCTTAGATTGTAATAAAGGAATTGATAAAGTGTTAGGGTTAACACTTAAATTCTCTGTATTTGCTTCATTTACAATTGCTGCTTCTGCAATGTGTCCAGACTTCTTTAAGAAAAGAGAGCGTCGTTCATCTACGACACCCTCTGGGATAATCTCTCCGGCCTTATACTGCCTGCCGCCAAAATTAACTGGCTTTAATGCAACATAATTCATACTAGGCACCTCCTACTCAGCTACACATCCTGTTAAGAATGTTGCAAGATCATCGGAAGTTTTCTTCATATCAGTTGCCATAAGTCCTTCGATGAACTCTGTATGTGTTCCACCTTCTCCGTCATACTGTGATGTAGCCATCCACTGTCCGTTGCCTAACATATCCCATGTATAGATATAACCGGCAGATGGTTCTTCCAGAGATACCTCTTTTGGTGCATAAGTCATTAATGCACTGCTGTCGTCAAAAACAAACTTCATATCGGCTTTCTGACCGATCTCTGCTGCATTATATGTTGAATATAATACTTTAACCTCTTCAAATCCAAGAATCGCTGCAATTACCTGTTCGTCTACAAGTGCTGGGTTTGGTGTTGATCCTGAACCAACAACTCGATCTAAGAACTGTGGATGATTCTTGATCGCTTTAAATGTCTTATATCCTAAGCATAATTTGTTTGGTAATCTACGTCCGTTTAAAAGCATTTCCTGTTTCATATCGTCAAACGCACCTACGATATCAGCGTTAGCATCATCAAAACGTACAAACTGCTTAGATGTTGAAGCTGTTGTTTCTCCTGTCTTAACATTTCCCCATGCATCAGTATTGAAAAACTTGTTTGCAAAGATCATATCAAGATGCAAATTCATCTGCTCTGAAATCTGTCTTACCTTTGCACGTCTTGGATCAATCGTCGCTGGTGCTCCTGTTCTCTGGTAATCAAGAGATGTGATATTGTCTACTCCAACGATAACCTGATCTACCTCGCATTTGTAAGTACCGTCTGAATGAGAGAATACAGCTGGTTCTACTTTGCCGAACTTAGGCTTTCTTCTTACCTGATCTTTTGCAATCTCTTCCTTGTTGAAAATATAGTAATTTCCTGTACTTGCCTGCACTGGAAGGATCGGAAAGATACTTGGTGCAACATTCATTCCCGGTGCCTGAAAATATGACATTGCCATATTTGTTAAGTAATAGTTAGGTTTCCATCCTTTCGCAATATCAACTGCGATTGCTGCTGCGTTATTATGTCCTGTGCTCATTTATTCTATTCCTCCTTTATTTACGCTTCATATCCAGCATGGATAATCGCAACTCTTACGATATCTCCTTTTGCTGTTGCCGGTGCAAGTGCCATAGCTAAAATGTACTGCCCTGTGGTTGCCTTCTGGCAAAATCCCTCTGCATCTACAGCAAGGAAATCTCCAGAATCAAACACTGCACCAGCGGTCCACATGCCCTGATTTCTGATCTGAACAGTAATATTATCGCCTTTGGCTACTGTCTCATTTTCAAGGACCACAATTCCTGTTGCTTTCTTTCCAGCTTCAGGAAGTTTCGCTCCATCTTTTGTTAATACGACTGCTGCAGCTATTTTAAGTGCTTCTCCAGCTGTCGCAACGATCACTGGGCTATCATTGATCGGATTGTATTCATATGTTCTGTTTGCCATCTTCTTTGTACCTCCTTTCTTATTTATCGAACATTGCTCTTAATTCAGGATCATTCTGCATAACGATATCCTGTGCCTGTGCATCAGTAAGGTTTGGCATAGACTTTTTGATCTCTGCTACCTTTGCGTTCATCTTTGCAACACCTTCTGTATCGTCATTTCCTGTGTGAGCTCCACCAGATTTACCGATTTCCTCAAACAGACCTGATTTCTGAATTACCGCAAGGTTGTTATCCATGGATGCAATGAAGTTGTTATACGCTTCATCGGATGTTGCTTTCATGGATTTCAGAACTGGCACTAAATCCTCTGCTTTTGTTCCTAAGAGTTCATACTTCTTAGCAACTTCTTCTAAGGACTTCTGTTCTGCTTCTTCTGCTCTCTTCTGGATTGGTTCCATGATCTTCTTCATCATAGAAGTGAAGTCCTTTGTAACACCTTCCATTGCTTTATTCACTGCTTCCTGAACCTGTCCATCAATATCAGCTCTTTTTGCAGTATCCTCTTTTTTTGCATTTGCATCATCCTGTAATGCTTTTAATGCTTCTTTCTTTTCTTCCTCTGTCATATTTGAAATATCAAATGCCATTTCATTCTCCTTTTCTTCTTTTTCTTTGTTAATAGTTTCAGGATCGCAAGATTTCTCAATTACCTCTTGCATTTTTGCGATCTCAAAATCATCCGCAACAACAGTATCTTCTTTGTCTGTTACTGCACGTTCTAATTTGATCCAAGACTTGGATGCATCATCCGAAAATGCCTTAAACTGATCAATGCTCTGTGCGATTGCTGCCTGTTTATCCTCACACTCTTTATCGAGTAAGATTGACACGATCGACTGTTCCAGAGAGTTGCAGGCATTCCAGATCTGGTCCCTCACGTCGTAGATCTTCTTTTCATTCATTACATCATCAAATGATGTTGCTTCATCTTCCATAGACTTTCTGACATCTTCTGAATTTACTCCTAAGCTGTCACAAAACGCATTAAAGAATCGCTTGAAAAAGTTTCCCTTCGGTTCTTCTGCACCTCCTCTCTTTTTAATCAGGATATTTGCTTTCTGATCTGCTCCGATGTCTACTGCATCGATCTTTTTTACTTCCAGATCTTCCAGCTTTGTCTTTCCTTTTGTTTTCATGTTTCCTCCTTTCTAACGACACTTTTTCGAGTTTCAAAAACGCAAAGTGCATTTTCAAACACAAAAATAGACCAATTTGCATTTTTTACAAAATGGTCTATTTTCATTTCAGATTTCACTTAATTTTAGAATAAATTTCAGTTTCTCATTTCAGATTTCACTTCCTCAATGATCTTCTGAATCTTTCTTTTATAGTTCTTGTTCCCTGTCAGTCTTATGTGACTTTCCAAGGTTCTTAGATTTCTGGATGTTGGAACTCTTCTACGTTCCACGTTCTTCTTGATTGCGATCGCAACTCTTTTATTCCTACAGTGCGTATGATGCAATTCAAAGCAATCAGGGTTGTACACGATCCATTCATCCTGTCGGTGTGATTTCTTAATCTTAAGAATGAGATCATCTCCTAGTTAATTCCTTGCCATGCCTGTTGCAGCAAAAATCCTAACAGTTCCCAGATTTTGTTTTTGATCCTTCCCATGCAAATATCTTTGCCGATCTTTTCATCGTAATTCTTTGGATCAACACACGAAGATGATTCCACGATATCAAAACCATTTCGAAGCACACAACGAACAACTGTTGTTGTCTCTCCCATCGTGATTGTCTCCGTAGATGCAATAAAATCATCGACCATTTCTGGCCCGATACTTACTCCAGATGGAAGATTTTTATTATCATCCACTTTCATATATGCTTTTTCAAAAACATCTTTCGGAGACCATGATTCGTACCCATCTGGGTATACAACCTTGTATCCTGTGATCTCCTTTGTGACTGGATTTCTTTCTGGTTCTGCCTGAATCAATTTTGCACCGATATATTTGTCCATCATTCTTCCTCCTCGACTTCAATACGTTTCGCTTTGCCCTCAATACTGAACATCGTATAAGTTCCGTCTTTGATCTTTGCCCATACTTCATCGTCTGTGATATGGAAACCAACCCACCAGCCTTCAGGCAACGTACCTTCCTCTATACCGAGAGTTTTCATCTTTTCCTTAGTGAATATAATACTCTCGATTAAAACGCCTGCACCGCCTCGCTCGTGCATCTCTCCAGCTTCTCGGTAAAACTCAACATAGGTATATGCTGTCTGTTCTAGTTCTTCCGGATCAATTAAATCGTTCTGGCGGTCAATCAGCTGATTTCCATTCTCATCGACTGCAATCTTAGCCCATCCAAAGACGTACTGCTTTTCTTCGTCCTTCTTAGTAATATCTACTCGATTCAAGGACTTTCGTATACTGTCCTGTGTCTGTGCTGGTGATCGTATATAATCGTTAAAATATCTCATGCTTCCTCCTTCTTATAAAGCCGATCAAAGTCATTCTTACGAACTACATTCAACCGACCGACTGAATCTTTTACAACGTAGTCTCCTATTCTTGCAACAAGTCTGCCGCCTTTATATCTCCGTGCATTAAAATAGATCGTACATCCAATAACGGAGATTGCTCCGTCACACTGTGCACGATCTATCATAATTTCTTCGGTATTCATTTTCTTTGTAAACCAGTCAGGGGCGATCATATCAATATCAGGTGTGATCTGCACTGCCTGAACTGTCTGCTCTATTGCTTTGTACTTCATCATTCTTCTTTCTTTGCATATCGTCCAGTTCCATTTGCATAATGGATTCCGTCACAGATTTTCATAGTTACTTCTAACATCCCTAAAGGTTCAAACTGCCTACGAATATTTCTCGGAATTGTCTTATCCTTTAACCATTCATGCATGTCGTCCAGTAATTCAAACCATTCTTGTTCGTGTTCTGATACATCCATATCTTGTTTCATTAGCTGATCGAATCTTTCTTTTAATTCAAGAT